GCATTTAATTGAACAGTGTATGTTGGATCCAGAAGCAAGTGATGCGTGGGACTTAAAAGACCCACACACGGGTGAAGTAAGAGAAACAGTATCGGCCAAACATCTATGGCAACAAATCTTAGAACTTCGTATGCACACAGGTGAACCTTACATTCACTATATTGATACAAGTAATAGAATGATGCCACAATTCTTAAAAGACAAAGGATTGAAAATTCACCAATCAAATCTTTGTTCTGAAATTATTTTACCGACAAATGAAAAACGCACCGCAGTATGTTGTTTATCTAGTTTGAATTTGGAGACTTATGATGAATGGAAAGATAATAAACTTTTCCTTAAAGATGTGGCAGAAATGCTTGATAATGTGTTGCAGTATTTCATTGATAACGCTCCTAGTGTTATCGCAAGAGCAAAATACTCTGCTGAACGTGAGAGAAGCATCGGTGTTGGTGCTCTCGGGTTTCACGCTTACCTTCAGCGTAATGGTATTGCTTTTGAAGGTGTTATGGCCAAAGTTGCGAACAACAAAATCTTCAAACACATAAGGGAGGGTTTAGATGAAGCTAATCAAATTCTTGGAACAGAACGAGGCTGTGCTCCTGATGCTGTCGGCACTGGCCAGCGCTTTAGTCATCTTATGGCTGTTGCTCCAAATGCTTCTTCGTCTATCATTCTACGAAACACTAGCCCTAGTGTCGAGCCTTACCGTGCTAATGCTTACCGTCAGGACACTTTATCGGGGTCATTTTTAAATAAGAATCGCTGGTTAGATTCTCTATTAAGAACAAAAGTTAAAGAAGATGAAATGCAAGATGTTTGGTCTTCTATTATTGCTAACGATGGTTCGGTTCAACACCTAGACATTTTGGATGAAAATGAAAAAGCAGTATTCAAAACATCCATGGAAATTGACCAACGCTGGGTTATTGAATTGGCTGCTGACCGACAACAGTACATCGACCAAGCACAATCATTGAATTTGTTCTTCCGTCCAGATGCACATATTAAATACATTCACGCCATTCACTTTATGGCATGGAAAAAAGGATTGAAAACTCTTTACTACTGCCGTTCTGAGAAGATTGGTAAAGCAGATAAAGTATCTAAGAAAATTGAGCGTCAAGTTATCAAAGAACTTGATATGGTACAAGTAGCACAAGGAAACGATTGTATTGCTTGTGAGGGATAAATGTTAGATTATATTATAACATTTTTTGCGGTGTTCTTTACTGATATATTTTACACCTACTATTTAAAAGCTGTTCAAGATGAAAGGGTTATTGCCGCTAGTTTGTGGGCAGTAATCGTATTCATAGTTGCTTGTGTCGCAGTTATAAATTATACTACTAATTATTGGTTATTAGTACCTGCTGGTGTGGGTGCATTTTGTGGTACTTATGTTGGAATGATTCTAAGAAGAAAGAATTTAACAAAATGAAAACTATAGCCTTATTCCAAGATGATAGAAACAAAGAAGCAATATCGTGCGGTGATGGTATAATCGAAGCACTATCACCACACTTCAATATTAAAATTTTTAAGAAAGAACAATGTACATCACAAACATTTAGTGGTGTTGATATGTTGGTCTTTCCGGGTGGTGTTGGTGATGCAGATGATTACTTTCATATGTTTCCAAGAAAAAATGCAAACGCAGTTGCAGAGTATGTTACAAATGGTGGTGCATATCTTGGTATATGTGTTGGTGCTTATTGGGCTGGGCCAGCATACTTCGATATTTTGAAAGGTGCTGAACCCGTACAATATATAAAAAGACCAACTGCTGATATTATGAGAAGTTGTAATATTGCAGCTCATTGTGTATGGAAAGGTGAAGAAGAACAAATATTCTTCCGTGATGGATGTACTTTTGTTGGCGACCTTAGTCATTCAGAAATCGTAAGCACATATTTTAATAAAGAACCAATGTGTATTGTCCAAGGCAAAATCGGTGTAATGGGAGCGTGTCTAGATTCACAACAGTGGTGGTATGATAACAGAACATTGAAACAATATTGGCATGAAGGTAGACACCATAAATTATTGTTAGATTTCGTAAATGAGTTGATGGAGAAATAAATGATATTAGAAATATTTGTTGCAGGCATGATTACTGCATTTGGATGGTGGACAGCAACACATTATGTTATCGAACCTTATTTTCCACCACCAATAGAAAAGACGATAGAAAAAAAGGAAGAAAAGAAATGAAAATACTAAGATTTACAGCATCATGGTGTCAACCATGCAAATCATTGGCCAAAAATTTAGAAGAAGCAAACCTATCACTTCCAATTGAGGTAGTTGATATTGATGTTCAATCTGATGTTGCGGTTGAATATGGCATTCGTAGTGTACCTACTTTGGTTATGACTGATGGTTCAATTGAAATTAAACGTATATCTGGTTCCAAAACAGTCACAGAACTAAGAGAGTGGGCCGCAGTATGATTAAGAAAGTTGATTCCAAAGTAACGGACGAAAGAAACAGTTTCAAACCTTTCAACTATCCATGGGCATATGATGCTTGGTTGAAACACGAACAATCTCATTGGCTCCACACAGAAGTTCCAATGTTAGAGGATGTTAAAGATTGGAAGAAAAAACTAACCAAAGAAGAAAAACAATTCTTAACACACATCTTCCGTTTCTTCACACAAGGTGATATTGACGTTGCTGGTGGTTATGTTAATAATTATCTTCCATATTTTCCACAACCAGAAGTTCGAATGATGCTTTTAGGTTTTGCAGCAAGAGAAGCATTACACGTTGCTGCATATTCACATTTGATTGAAACACTTGGTTTACCTGAAACAACATATAATGAATTCTTGTCGTATCAAGAGATGAAAGATAAACACGATTATGTTTTGAATTTGTCTGCTCAAAATACAACCAAAGAAAACACCGCAACACACATTGCTGTATTCTCAGCATTCACGGAAGGTATGCAGTTGTTTTCATCATTCATTATGTTGTTAAACTTCCCACGCCACGGTAAAATGAAAGGTATGGGTCAAATCGTTACATGGTCTATCGTTGATGAAACACAACATGCTGAATCAATGATTAAATTATTCCGTACATACATAGAAGAAAACAAAGAGATATGGAACGATGAACTCAAAGGACGAATCTACACCATCGCCGAAAAAATGGTCGAACTGGAAGATAAGTTTATTGACCTCGCCTTTTCTATGGGCGCTATGGACGGTCTTTCTAGTGAAGATGTTAAAAAGTATATCCGTTATATTGCTGATAGGCGTCTTATATCTCTTGGTCTTAAAGGCATTTTTAAAGTAAAGAAGAACCCATTACCTTGGGTTGAAGAAATGATTAACGCACCAACACATACAAACTTTTTCGAAAATAGAGCAACAGATTATGCCAAAGGTGCTCTATCTGGAAATTGGGGTGATGTTTGGGCAGCATAAGGAATTCAAATGGAAAAAACAATAACAGCAGAATGTTCAAGCTGCGAATCCTCATATGATGTAGAATATGTGCAAGAATTAACCTCAGAAGAATATCCAGAATTTTGTCCGTTCTGTGGTGAACCCATTGATGATTTATCCGAAACAAACTATATAGAGGATGATGAACTCAATGATGATGATAAATGGGATTGACCTGGAAATATAATAACAAAGAATTTACCGAAGAACAGATTGGTGATAATTATGGATTCGTTTATGTTATCACCAATCTAACAAATGGTAAAAAATATATTGGTAAAAAATTCTTTTATTCATCCAAGACCAAACAGGTCAAAGGAAAGAAGAAAAAAATTAAGATTGCAAGTGATTGGCAAACTTACTATGGTTCTAACGCAGAACTTCAAAAAGATGTTATACTACACGGAGTAGAAAACTTTCAACGTGACATAATCCACTTATGTAAATCCAAAGGTGAGTGTGGTTATCTCGAAGCAAAAGAACAGTTTGTTCTTGGTGCTTTGGAAAGTGAAGATTTCTATAATTCGTGGATTATGGTAAGAGTTAGAAAATCACATATTAAAGGATTGCAATGCTGAGTTTTTTTGAGGACATTAAAGAATATGATGCCCTATTTTTTATGCCAAATGATAATTGTGATATACATATTCAAAGCAGTGTCTATAAAGAACCAGGTTCACCGGTAGGTGGAGGTTCAGTTGGACCAGAATGGCATATTGTATTATTTCAACACGATGAAGAAGAAGATAAAATTATTAACCTGGATCACTTTGATGCAATCCTGTCGGATCCTAGGGAATACCTGTCAACATTAATACCGCAAGGTTGGTATGGTGTTGTTGCAAGGAAAACTACCACTTCCAAAACTTTCCTAAATGATGCGCTTGACAAGTTCAGAGAAATGTGTTAAAATACAAAAACAGAAACTATTTGAAAGTTTATTATGATTCTCGTTGACCTTAACCAAGTATTGCTATCCGGTCTGATGGCACAAATCGCAGGACAAAAAGGTGTTAAGTTGGAAGAAGACCTCATCCGACACATGATCCTGAATATCATCAGGACACACCTAAGAAACTTCCGTAAAGATTACGGAGAGGTTGTACTATGTTCAGACAACCGTAAGTACTGGCGCAAGGAGTTCTTTCCTTTCTACAAAGCTGGTCGTAAAAAATCACGTGAGAAGTCTGACCTAGACTGGCATCTTATCTTTGATATGTTGGCCAAGTTTAAGGTCGAACTCAAAGAAAATTTCCCATACAAAGTTATTGATGTAGAAGGTGCAGAGGCCGATGATATTATCGGTACATTAGTGCCACGACATATTGCACATGAAAATGTCCTGATTATTTCCAGTGATGGCGATTTCTTGCAATTACAAAAATACAATGGTGGTAAATATGAAGTCAAACAATACAATCCTGCACAAAAGAAATTTGTTGTGTCGGAGAACCCACTGGAAGAATTAAAAGAAAAAATTATTCGTGGTGATAAAGGTGATGGTATTCCAAATGTACTGTCTCCATCTGATTGTTTTGTCCGTGATTTGAGGCAAACACCTGTTAGTAAAGGTAAACTTGAAAAACTGATGGAAAAAGACTACACCAATTGGGATGATGAAAACGCCAAAACAGGTTTTAGTCGCAACCAAGTACTAATTGACTTGTCATATATTCCAGATGATATCAAGTCTAAAATCATAAATACATATGAAGAAACTAAACCAGCACCAAAAGGTAAAATTTTAGAATACTTCATTGCCAACAAACTGATGAATTTAATGGAAGTTATTGAGGAATTTTAATGAGAACAAAAAATGTTTATGAAATATTTGATGACTTTGAGAAGGCAACTTCAAAAAAAGAAAGAATGGAAGTAATTGAAAAGAATTTGAACCAGACATTGGTCAATATCTTTGAGATGGCTTTCCATCCAGACTTCAAATGGAAAATTAAAG